ACAGTTAAACATAACGTGTCGAGTCGCTCTTACATCGCCATCGAATTCAAATAATAACGCAAATGATTTTCCTTTTGCATCGGCTAATTCATTTAACACACCATCTTCTTCGTCTAATTCCTCACCTAATGCATCAATTGCAAATTGCTCTGGAATATGAGCGATTGATAGAGTGCCATCATACCCTTGGTTATTACTTGCTGCGTAGTAAAGCATGTCATCTGCATAGAACTCAATTAAATCCCCTCGTGGATCAAATGTTAATTCAACTGCACCTGGTAATCGTATCGGTGTACTGAATGTAACTACACCATCTTTAATGTCATAGAGTGCATAGTGGACATTTTTCAGACCAAAAGCTACTTTGTTTTCATTCATTTACATCAACCTCGTTTCATAATTTTTTTGATACATTTTTTCAGATTCAATAAAAGTCCCGTACGAGTCATAAGGAATCTCATGATCGTCTAGGACTTTTTCAAGTTTGGCTTCTGCAACTAAGTCTTTTTTAGTTGTATAAAGCTCGATATTTGCATCTTCTATCTTGTGATACACCTTGTTATCAGCCATTAAATTTGCTGATCCATCCACAAGGAAACATATATAAGGTGGCGCTGGAACTGGCTTGGTCGGCGTTGCTGTGAAATGCGAATAAGCCACAGGATAACCTGTAGCCTCAAGGATTTTTGTTAATTCACCTAACGTCATTGTTGAATCGCCCTTTCAATACGTCTTGGCAACTCATCAATTACATACTGTTCAACTGGAAGGATATGAACTTGAGCCGGAACACGTCCACCACCAACTTTCGCATGTCCCTTTTCTAAAAGATATGTTAATTGTCCTTGAGTATTATGAATAACAACACCACTATCTTCTTTTTTCTTACGCCACCCTTTACGATAAGCACCTGTTTTTTTAGGACTGCTTTGTTTTAATTTATTCACAGCAACATCAGCAACTTCTTCTTGCGCCGTCAGTAATTCTTCTTCCACAACATTTGCATATCTTTGCAATTCTCTAGCAAGTTCGCTCGCAAAATCATTCATATTAAACATGCTCCTTTGCGATAATAGTCAATGTTTGATACATTTCATCATCATTCATTGGCGGTTCGATAATGTCAAAGATACGACCTTTCATATTGATTCGCATTAATTCTGTAATACCTGTTGTATAAGGCATCACAAACCGATAAATTCGTGTAGATTGTGATGCTGAAGCTTCAATGTACTCCGAACCTTTTACCGTTTTTATCATTGCCCATGCTTTTTTTACTTCTTGCCAATTACCTGTTTCAACTTCTTGATTTAATTCATCTTTTATTACTTCAGGTTGTTCAATGATAATTCGATTTCTACAATCGCCTGTATTCAGTGGTTTCTTGTACTGAAAAGGACGCATATTAATCACCGTCCAATTTAATTTCTTCTAATGCTTTATCGATACCTAAACTATTAATTTGACTTAAAAAATTCTTGTCAAAATACTCTAATGCATCGTTATAAACATAACGAGAACGTTCAAAGACTAATTCTTTGAACTCCTCGTCTTTATTTAAATCATAATTCCCACAAACCCTAAGTAATGCCTTGTTAGACGTAGAAAGGATGCGTTTTAGGTTATCATCTTCATCATCACCCAAGTGCATCCTATCTTTAAATTCTTGTAATATTTCAGTTGAAATCACTGTATCCATTCACATCATTCCTTATTTAGTTGCTGGTGGAGTTGGTGGTGTAAAAGAAATTTTCAAATCATAAACAAGAGCTGCTTTATTATCTTTTGGTTTACCATTAGCAAACTGTTTAATTGTATAAAGCATAGCATCTTCAATTGCTAATGTTTGGTCAAACTTTTTAAGTTTGTATCCACCTGCAATCGCTGCAAGATATTGACCTTTTACAAAGAATAATGCTTTACCAACTGGTACTTCTTCAGATTCTACAGTTTGAATGTTATAAGGTAATGCCATTACCCATTGACCTGTTGAGGTTTGAATTGTATTGCGAGCTTGTACACCAATTGAATCTACAGGATTTACAACCATTACGATGTTATTTAGGACTTTTCGTGATTTCCCTTTCGCATCAGTTGATAAAGCTTTTACTACTTCATATAATTCTCCAGCAACAACTTCACCAAATTGAGAAGGAGCAAATGTTAATGTACCGGATGATTTTTTATCAGTAACCGCGCCTGTAGTTGCATTTACATCTTTCATTAAACCTACAGGTTGATGTGCTACTGATCCGCCACCATTTACAAAACCAAACTCTAAACCTACTGAATAAGATTCTACTAATAGAGTTCGAACATAACGTTCAACCCATTCAGGGCCAAGATCTAACATATCATTTGGAATAGCTGCGAATGCAGTTAATTTAAGTTGACCAATTTTTTCTTCTCGGAACGCTGCATTTACTTGTCCTCGAATTTCCCCAAATAATTCGCCCCATGCATATGCTTTTGTTGCATCAGAATAAATGAACTTTGTAACTGCCCCTAGATCTTGTAACCCTAAAGCATCAAGTAATGGATGCTCTTTAACTAAATCCTCAAATACACGTTCTTGTGTAGTTACTGGCAAAATCGAGCCATCCTTAAAACCACCATCTTGTACAACAGCATTGAAGAATCTTGTTTCTGATGCAGTTAATACATTTTGACCGCGTTGTTGAAGAATAGAACGATCTAACATTTCATCATTTACTTGATTACGGACTGTATTAATTACATCCGTTTGCATTGCATCAAAGAAACCTTCAAATGCTGCCGTTTGTTCTTGTTCTGTACTTTCTGCATTAGTTAAGGCATCCGTTAATTTCGCTTTCGCTTTATTAAATGCTTCAGATTTATTAAATTTAATTACCATTGTGTGTCTCCTCCGTTTTTTTATAATTTTAAAAGGAGCCCTTTAATCCCACTGTTTTTTACAGCTTTAGGATTTGGCTCCTTTGGTTGTTCTTCTATATTGTTTTGTAAATCATTCAGGATTTCATTTTTTAATCCTGATAATGCTGCATTTAAATCTTCTTTTGTGATTCCTTGGCCTTTGTTCATGGTTCCATTTCTAAAGCCATCGATTACTTTCTGCGGAAGCATGGCAGCAGTAGCTGTTGAAGCTGTCGTTTTAACTGGATTTTCCATAAACATGATTTCATCCGCAAAATTGTTTTCTAACGCTTGCTGCGGACCCATCCAAGTTTCTTCAGCCATCATGTTAAGTAGTTCTTCCTCAGATTTACCACTTTTAATGACATAGGCATTTACAATTGCTCGATCTGTTATTTTTAACATCTCGGCTGCCTTTTCCATGTCACGATGATCTCCACCATGCCATTTAGCGGCGTTGTGAATCATGATTTTTGCTGTTGGAGAAATGCGAACTTTATCACCTGCCATCGCAATTACAGAAGCTGCACTTGCTGCTAAACCAACAATTTGAACTTCTACATGACCAGGATAATTTTTTAAAGCTGTGTAAATTTCCGAACCCTCATCTACATAACCACCAGGACTATTGATTGACACAATTAAATCCTCACTATTTGCATTATCAAGTTGTTTTGTAATCTTACCTGGGCTTGTCGCATCCATTTCAAACCAATCATAAATCCAAGCTTCATCATTTGAAATAATTGGTCCTTTCACGTCAATTTTCACCGTCATTTGTATTCTCACCTCCTTCAGATTCAGTTAATTTCGTATAGTTTTTCGTAATATGATGTGTATTTAAGTTAGGATCATCAGAAACTTCATATCCTACTTCTAATCGAATCTCATTCCCTGTAAATGCACTTGAAGAAATGAGCTTATCAATGCTTGTCGCAAGATCAAATATACTTTGATAAGAAACAGCTTTAATTTCAATTTTTTGACCTGAAAGATACTCTTCTTCTTCAAAAAATTTAACGTTTGCTTCATCACACATCTTTTTTAATAAAGGTTTCACTGTAAAAAGCATATAATTTTTCGTTTGCTTCTCAACATCAGCCATTTCGCCATATATCAAAGCAGTTGGAATACCAAAAGCCATTGCTACTTGATTTAAGAAGCCATTTGTTACTTTATTAATTTCCTCCACACTCTGCCCAGAATTTGCTCCACCTGACGTTTCAGCATATTTAAAACCTGGTTGTTGCGGAATGATAGCAACGTCTTTTTCTCCAATTGCTTTATACATGTTATCAATGAATTCTTGAAGTTTGGCTTGATGTTTTTCACTCTTTGCAGCGAGCATGTCCATATCAACTGTTCCGCGAATTTGATTCTTACGTTTTTGAGAACTTAATATTCTACCGAATAAATCACCATAATCAGCAAACAAACCATCGATAAGAGGTGATAACTTATCATTCCTGTATCTTAAATGAATGACTTCACTTTGTTTAAAACTTCTCTTAAACCGATAATCTTTTACAGTGACATTTGTAAAAGTATCTTCAAACACAGCATATTCGTTATGTTCAAAGTCATCAGCAATAAGTAGATCACCATCATCTGCTTGAATAATCAAAGCTTCATTATCATAAATAAGTTTGTAAATGAAACTCTCCCAAAAGGTACTTGCTGTCATATTCTTATTTGGTCTAACATTTAATCGGTAATAAAGCTCATCCTTTTCAAATTCTTCACCGTTTTTCACTCTGAATTCCGACTGACTTATTGTTCTTCCTAAAAAAGAAATACATGTATCAATCGCTAGTCGCTTCATATGGACTCTATTTGCTTTTTCAATAAACATTTCCACATCAAACATAAATCCTAATTCACTATTTCTTTTAAACACCGCATCCAGCCATCCAATGATTATCACCCCCTTTATTAGAATTTAATACCGTCTAACATAAAATCGAATTCATCCACAAGAATGTTATCCGCTTGCCATAATGCATGAATAAAGGCTTGGAATCCATCTGTTTTGCGCTTAAATTCATCTTTTTTCAGATATTCTTTGTTGCCGTCCTTTTTGATGTGGACGTAAACATTGTTGGTATACCAACGCATTAATGGATTATCTCCAAAAATAATACGATTGTTCGCAAATAACGTTTCAACCCTTGGTGCTAATAAAGAATGAATCGCTTTTGGATTACGAATATATAACAATATGAAACCTTCAGCTTCAAGTGCTGTTTTGACAAGATCAAGACGGAAAGTATCAGCTACTATTGTGTTAAATCCGTATATCTCACGCATTTTTACAAACCAATCTACAATGTGAGAGATATTAATAACTGGTTCATCCACAATAGTTAGTAAACCATTTTCAGCCCATTCATATATAGGCGCTTTTAATTTCACCTTGTCCAAGAATCCTTTACGTACAAATGAATGACCTGTCCATATATAATCTTCACCATGTTTAAATAGTAAACCGACCGCAGCAAAGTCTTTGATGCTGGCGAAGTCGAGTCCACCTACAGCTACTTTGTGCTTTAAATCTGGAACTTCTCTCAGTGTTTCTCCGTCTTCTTCAAAACCAGTACGCATGATTTCTTCCCATGAAGCTACAGACTTAGTTAAATCTACTTCCGGTATATTCATCCTCTTAGTCATGAAGTTTTCTCTATTAGACGGATCGTTTTCTAGATTTTTATACTGACGCATAACTTTCTTAAACAATCCTCTAGCGTATTGACTCATTGGCTTACTAAACATCGGATTTGCTTTTTCCCACATATCAGGATTATCTACTTCTTCAGCGTTATCAAGCTTACAAATAAAAGGAAACAATCTATCTTCTTTTTCTTTCCCTTTCAGGATATTCATAGCTCGCTCTTTCATTTTGTCAAGATAACCCTCACGAACAAATCCATCTGTGGTAATAAAAAATTCCCTAGAGTTAGGAACTTTACCTAAACCGCTAGAGAACACTTCTACAACATCGCTATTTTCATATCTATGTATCTCATCGTAAATAACACACCCGTCCCTTAACGAGTCTTTACTCCCTGCATTAGACGTATGAAATTCAAAAGTCGAACGAGTAGCTTTATTTGTTATCAATTGTTTTGTTGATACAAATAACTCATCTAATATTTCATGTTTTTTATTCTTTTCATAAACATCTATAAAAGAAGTTTTAGCCTGTCTTTCTGTATTAGCAACTACTGATACGTTGTAATGCTCAATACCGTGCAATTCGCTAATAAAGAAGTGTGTCAATGCACTAATCAATCCATTTTTACCAGCACCCCTTGCCATCATCCAGAAGTGTTGATCAAAATAAACATCCTCATATTCATCAAACAAAAATACAAATGCTATTAAAAATTTTTGAAAGGAATTTAATTTGAAATGCCACTTTTCTATAAAAGTTACACATTTATGAATTAAATCCATATCGAAATGTAGATTATTACGGGTTAATATATCTTGCTTTAAATAATGAATAAGCATGATGCGTTCTTTATTTAATACTACTGTTCCCGTTTCATATAGTTCTATATATTCACTTACATACTTATGAACAATCATATTAAATCACTTGCCGAATACTTCTTAATTTCTTTTTTATTATTTCCTTCTGGCAACAAATCTGTTAGCTGTTTAATGACCCTTTGATATGATTGATCACGGGTATTATATAGCCGGGCAACAGGTCGTTCTCTTTCATACGGCTCTGTTTTATCAGATTGTGAGAACATTTCATAATCACCATTCTCAGATATATCCATCCACATCTCATTCAATAAAACTCGTAATCTTGCTGCCTGAATAATTAACCCTTCAACTACTTTCAACTTACTAGGTGGGATTTCTTTAAATAGTCTTTTCAAACGATTTTTTTCTTTGTTAACTAGGACCTCACGCTCATCAATGTCCGCCATAATATCACCTCGATTCAATCATATTTTCATACTGGGTAGGGGTCCTATGCGATATGGCTCAAAAATCTGGAAAAACGACCCCCTCCTCCGGTGCCCCTTAGAACAATTTTTAATGAAATATTTTAAGGGGGGGTACTGTTTCTGAATCATTTTCACCACTTTTCATCGTGTTCCCATTTGTTGATTTTCTTTTTGAATGTTCTACCGTGTTCTTTATTGTGGCAATCCACACAGACTGTTTCTAAATTGTCTATTTCTAATGCAAGTTCTGGATGATGTTCTAGTTCTTTTATATGATGGACAACGAGTTGAATCTTCTTACGCTTTGCACTCTCACTGTATTCATTCGTGTCTGTTTGAACACGACCATTTCGTTTACACTCTTGGCACTCATAGTTGTCACGCTTCTTTACTTGTTCACGTATCTGTTTCCATTCACCACTGTCATAGAACTTACGCTTCTGTTGTTTGGTTTTGTATTCATTCATCCTTCTTTACCCAACGTACTTTATTACCTTTATCTCTTTCCAGTAATTCTTTTATTGATGTTTGTTCCAGATATTCTACAGAATATAGCATGTGGTTCTCGCCATACAGTTTATAATACTTGAATCGATTAACATCAATCCCATCCTTCTTGTACGCTTTCTCATGAGGTTTAAGGTATTTGATATATGCTTTCTTATCAATAGGTATAAGACCAAGCGCAGCAATCTTACCATCTATAACACTATTCAATTATCCTCACTCCTTACTTTCTAATAGATTATCTATCAGCGTATTGATTAAGTTTGTTATAGCTTTTTTCTTATCTTCCGGCTTTGTTCTGTTATGTAATTTATTTAGAACTTTAACTACTGGTCGTAACGATTCTAATTCCACATAATCTTCAAGCTTATCTTCATCAATAGAGTTCAAGATTGTACCAAGAGCAACCGCCTTCTCAAGTTTAGTTAGTTCCATCATTCATCCTCCATTAATTCATATTCTCTTATTCTTGTAAGTGCATCCTCAAGAGTACCTAAGATATTATCCGCGCTATTATTTGCCCTTACCTGTTCACTTAACATATCAACTTTATTTTTTAAGTCCTCCACAGTTAATGCTAATGATTTTACTGATTCCTTTAGCTCTTGATTTTCTTTATGTACATTTGATAAGTATTCGAGTTTCTTTTTCAATTTGATGTTTTGTAACATTGCATCCATTACATACAACACCTCTTAATCCAAAATAAAAAGCATCCAAATGGATGCTTTTATATCAATTATTGATTTGTACTTTAATTACGGTATGTGAAGTTTTATTCTTCTTTCAGCTAACAACCACGACAGAAACTTTTGCCAGACTTATCAGGACTCGCTCATTCCGTCTACCTAGGATGTTGTTAGCTCAAAGAAGAGCAAAAGCTCTCCTTAATAACGGTAGCATTCAATCAGTACCATCTGCTGGTTTCGGATTTTATGTGCCGTCATTATGAAACCGTTTAGACATATAGATTATAAAGGAATCTTTATGAGTCGTGTTTTCCGCCACTTCTCACAATACAAATATATCACGTTGATTCCAAAACAACCGGCACATTTCCTGCCAAAAAGCGGTCACGACTCTGCCACTTATTTTCATAAGCTTGAAGCTACATAATAGTTCATATCGTTCCCCTTAAGAATACTGTCGAATGATAATAATTAATATACAACAACACATCCGTTACGGCAGTGGTAAAATTATTTATATTTATTCATTTATGTATTTTATAACATCCAGAATGTAATTCTCTAACGGTTGTGCAGTATCTACAACTAAACACTTATATTCAGAAGGTTTTTTACTATTTTCAATCGTGTATTTAAAATCTTCTTCTGACATTATCTCTTTTATTTGGCTTATCATTCTTTCACGGTTTTTTAATCTAAAATTTATTTCATCCATATCATCAATGTAACATTCAACATATTTGTATTTAACATTATATTTTTCAGATAAATCTGTTCCTTTTTTGACCATTTCTTCATATAAGCAAGGGCTATCAAATATTACAGCTTGTCCTTGCGATAAGTAAAATTCAATTAATGACCAATCAATATTATATGAAATCTTACCAGCAAGGTTTGCATTAATTGAGACTTCCTCGATGGAATTTAATAAAGCAGATTTTACAATATCGTGGTCAATGATAATTGCTCCCGTTCTTTTTGCAATTTGTCGAGAAAGCGTGGACTTACCAGAGCCAGGAAAACCTGACATTTGAACAAAAAACATGTTTAAACACCTTCCTTATTATGCATACTTCATTTCAGTTTGCTTAATTTTGTCATAGTATGTTTATTTTCTATTTGTAAACGCAGAATTTTCTTTATATTTTAACATATAAAAATGTTACCCTAAAGCAACAATCTATAAGAACAGAGCCTATTTATTTTATATCAATGACTTACCCATATCTTATATTTTGTGTAACTATGCCAAATGCTACAGCCTTTGATATTCATAACTTCATAACACTTCCTCTTTTGAGTTACACAACACAATAAAAATGAGTAACTGTATAGAATGGGGTAGAATAACATGGCCACCAATTTAAAGTTTTATTTTTAGCAGGATTTTATTTTATCAGCTTGATAGTGACGAAATACAGCCAGAATTTCAAAAATTTTGTATGCTAAGAGAATTTCAACCTAAAAAGTTGGATTCCTATACGTTAAATAAAATGAACAAAGTCTTTTACATTCTCTTCTTTAAGAACGTTTCCATAATATCCTTCCTGAACCTTTCATAATCAAACTGAAAAGCTACATTATGCATTTTATAGCCTGGATTAGTAACAAAACGAAAGTCTGCAATGCTTTGTCCAAAACCTTCCCCTTGATCAGGAATTACTTTAATGGGTACTCTCGTAAGGCTAACAGCCTCTCTATTTAGCAAATACCACACTGTTACAAAATCATGCATAGGACTTCCACTTATACCTGGATTAGACTTGGAGTAAAAATTATAATAATAATCTAACATAGGTTTAATGATAAGCCCTGCAAGATCTTGTGTATTCCGATGAAATGCATCGATTTGCTGGACCATTTCGGGTGTAACAATCGCATGTTGGGTCACATTTAAAGGAATAATTGTCAAGTTCTTTGCATGTTGCAGAATTAAGTTTGCTGCATAAGGGTCTGCGTAAAAATTAGCTTCAGCCACAGCAGTTACGTTACCTGGATAGAAAAAAGCTCCCCCCATGCAAATGCATTCTCTTACATTTCGCATTGTTTGTAAATTCAATACAAAAGTCGTAGCTAGTGAAGAAAGTCTTCCTAAATTGATAATTGTAAGATCTTCTAAATTTGATTCTATAATTTGATAAATATCATTTAAAGGATAAACTGGATATGAAATTTCAGGTGGAATAATAGGTCCTAATCCAACTTTTCCATGTACCTCAGGGAAATACTTAATCAATATACCTGTCAACGGTACAGAAGCACCAAGGAATACAGGTATTTCTTCTCTTCCCGCAATGTACTTCAAATAGTTAATATTTCTTATTACATTTTCTCTTGATACATTTCCATAATCGGCTACGATTCCTACAAGTTGAATGTCTTTACGAAAAAAGGTATACAGTATAGCAAAGGCATCATCAATCCCTAAATCTGTAAACAGAAGAACCTTTTTTTGCATATCTCTTCCTCCAAAATTTATAGAATTCTACTTTCACCAACGATGTAGTGATTAGACTACGCTTGTATATATATTTTTTATGTATTCTTAAAGAGGCGATTCTATTCACTTGAAATAGCTTTGCACATCTAAATTTGATTTTATGTTCAAGCATAAGTTTCTGTTCTTAAGTCGATAAGCATGTGTTGCTATCCTTTAACAAAAAAAGCAATGATTAGATTTTAAACCTAGTCATTGCTTTATCCATTGCATCTTGGTTTACTCCTATATATCTTAACGTTACTCGTTCACTTGAATGATTGAATATCTCCATCAGCAAAGCTATGTTCTTTGTCTGCATGTACATATGATATCCAAATGTCTTACGTAATGTATGTGTCCCAATTTCTTCTAAACCAAACTTTGCTGCTGTAGTACTAAGTATTTTGTATGCCATGCTTCTTCCGATTGGTCGATTCTTTCCTTGTCTGCTCTTAATTAAATACTCATATTCTTCCATATCTTTAATGTACCACTTTAACTCTCTTCTTAACGCTGCAGTAATCTGAATACGTTTCTGCTTACCCGTCTTCATTTCACGCATTGAAATATGACTGCCCTTTAAATCTCCAACCTTCAGTTTCAGAATATCACTTATACGTAGTCCTGTATTAATTCCCATTACAAACAAGATATAATTACGTTCACTCTTTTCTTTTAAATACTCTTTAATTTGCTGTATTTGCTCTGGATCACGTATTGGCTGAACAAAATTCATTATTCATTACCTCCAGTTTCTTCTGTCTCGTAAACTTCTAATCCGAGCGCAAAAGCAAGTTTATAAAACGCTTTAGATTTCCAACGTCGATAGGTACGCTCTGACATCCCTATTTCGTTATAAACCATGTAATCACACACATCCTCATCTTCTAAATAACGTTTATAAATAATCTCTCTCTGAATACTTCCTGCACGTCCATTTCCTAATCGTTTAAAAAACTGATCAATATGAATTGAGATTCTTTCCAGCCACTCTTCTCGTTTACTTTGTTGAATATTTGCTATAGCAATATCTTCTAACGGCTTACCAACTGCATGCGTAGGACCATGCTCACGTATTTCATAAGAAGGAGTGACTTTCATTTCTTTACGCATCATCCCAAATTGTCTATGTATACGTACGCTTTCCAACACACCTTCTAACTCCTCTTGTGTTGCTGTTCTATCAATTTTTGGTAAGAAAGATAATTGTTTAGTCATGTAAGACCACTCCTTTTTATTTTTAAATTACTTTTGTCTTAATGCTCCTCGTCTTCGTTCATAACAAGTTCTATGCATCCCCATTAAATCCTGAATTTCACGAGTACTTAATTTCTCTTTTTGTTTTTTCTTGTTTTTCTTCTTTCCTTGCTTGGATTGCTTTTTCCATTCGCGTAATTGGTCCTTTAGTGCCTTCATATTTCCCCATCTACCTTTTCAAAATAAAAAGGACACCTATTCCTAAAACAGCTTGAATTGCTGCTTTAATGAATTGGTGTCCTCTAGTTTTCTAGCCAGACTATATTCTGTTTGCTTTAAAAGGATTATTTTGTTTAGTTGTCTCCATTACATACAATAAACGTGCTTCATGATATAATATTTCCACTTACATAAATTTACTATTCCATAATAGGAGGTAACTATTATGAAAAAATGGACTATTGCTATCATATATTGTTCTCTTTTAACAACATTTTCTTATTTATCTATTAAAACTGTACTTATATCCGCTACTACCTCTACTTCATTCCCAAATCTTCATTTTTTTGTTGGAATGTTCGGATTAACCTTTGGCATTTGGCTATTCGTATTTGGAATACGAAAATATATTTTGTTTGCCACGGAAGATGAAAAAGAACGCCGAAAATTAAAAACCATGTTTTCCATCATTTCAGTTTTATCTTGCTACGCTGCAACTCTGTTATTTTTTATCTAATTCTACTCCCTGAATAAAACTCAACATTCCGTCAATACTGTAGACAACCCATTAAGTTACTTTCTCCTTGTTCCCACTTGGAGGACCGAGCAGTTAGCTTTTGCTAGCTGCTCTTTTGTTTTTTGATCACTTTTTCAATTTAAAGCTCATATATTATTTTGAAGCAAAAAATCAATGCTTCTCAAATGAAAAAAGGTATTCTTTTTACATTCATTTAACTAACTTAATTAGCTCCTCTCTGAAGAGCACCGTTCAAAGATGCTCTTTTTATTCATCCGAATAATCCTCACAATTCTATACATACTACCTGTAAGCAGCTTTTTTAACAGTGATTGCAGCTTGGAACCTTTCGGCAGTTAGCTTTTGCTAGCTGCTCTTTTGTTTCGTTCCTCCTACTGTTTCTTAAAGACATCTTTACTCCTTTTTGAATAAAATTTATAATTCAGCATATAATATCTATGCATCTAGATCATGACCTTTGTGTCGAGCAGTTAGTAGACTGGGCTAACTGCTCTTTTATTTGTGACAAAATGAAATTTTTATATACATAAATATCTGACTAAATACCTAAAATAATTAAAAATTTAGGTGGTATTCAATGAAAACAGTACTCACGACCCTTAAATATTTATTAATTACACTTGGAATTATTTGCTTAGTTATTCTAGGCTACATATGGTATTTTCCATATTAATTCAAATAGCGTTTTTGTTCAAATACTTCACGCCCATGAAAAAATTACATATGATATTACGTACCCTTTTACATTAAGAGTTTTGTTCCGAAGAGCACTTATATATGGTGCTCTTTTTGGTATGGAATTTAAAATAGAGGCTTGCTCTTAAAACCTATTATGTAATTTTCATAGGTTTTTTCCTTACACCCGTGTGTCTGTTTACTCATAAGTTGTTAAAGTATAAATATAAATTGATAGTTAATTTATAAGGGAGGTGTAAAAATGAGTAAATTTAAAAAGCATTGTTGTCACATACCCTTTCCTTTACCTCAAATAGGGCCTACTGGAATAACTGGAGCGACAGGACCTTCTGGACCTACCGGAATAACTGGAGCGACTGGACCTTCTGGTGGACCTCCAGGACCTACGGGACCTACCGGAATAACCGGAGCGACTGGACCTTCTGGTGGACCTCCAGGACCTACGGGACCTACCGGAATAACTGGAGCAACTGGACCTTCTGGTGGACCTCCAGGACCTACGGGACCTACCGGAATAACTGGAGCAACTGGACCTTCTGGTGGACCTCCAGGACCTACGGGACCTACCGGATTGCCAGGAACTGTTGGACCTCCGGGGCCTACCGGAATAACCGGAGCAACTGGACCTTCTGGTGGACCTCCAGGACCTCCAGGACCTACAGGACCTACCGGATTGCCAGGAACTGTTGGACCTCCGGGGCCTACGGGGCCTACCGGATTGCCAGGAACTGTTGGACCTCCGGGACCTACCGGAATAACCGGAGCAACTGGACCTTCTGGTGGACCTCCAGGACCTACGGGACCTACCGGATTGCCAGGAACTGTTGGACCTCCGGGACCTACCGGAATAACCGGAGCAACTGGACCTTCTGGTGGACCTCCAGGACCTACGGGACCTACCGGATTGCCAGGAACTGTTGGACCTCCGGGGCCTACGGGACCTACCGGACTTACAGTATCTGGGTTATCTCATTATGCTTATGTTTTCAATACAGCAGCTCAAGTTGTTGCCTTAGAAGCACCTATTCTTTTTAATTCACATGGTAGAATGACATCTGGTTTTACTCATACGCTGGGAACTTCTCAATTAATGGTTCTTAATGCAGGAGATTATAAAATTTCTTTTTCTGTATCAGGAGTTGAGCCTAATCAATTCACACTTTTTTTAAATGGTGCTCCGGTTACCAGCGCAGTTTATGGATCAGGTGCAGGAACTCAACTAAACAACGGCCAAACAATCCTCGCTTTAGCTGCAGGTGATATTATTACCCTTAATAATCATACTTCCGCTGCTGCAGTTACTTTGCAGACTTTAGCGGGTGGAACACAAACAAATATAAATGCTTCAATTGTAATTGAAAAATTAAATTAATTTAATCATTTATTTCTTGAAACTCTGCCAGTAAATAACCTGGGATGGATTCTTTTTTCAACAAGCAGTTAGCTTTTGCTAGCTGCTCTTTTTTCCGTACAGGTACCCATTTACTTTAAAATGAATAAACTATCTTGAACCCTATCTTTACAGACATCTATTGGTTCATCACTCACAAACATAACCTTAATACACAGAATGTTTTTTAAGCGAGCACTCTGGAACAAGTGCTCGTTTTACTTTGGCGTTTTTCTACAAAATGAAATTTTTATTAAGTTTTCTATTAATAACATGTATTGATTTCTTTTCTAAATTAATTTAGAGATAAATAGTTCATCGATGAACTATTCTATGTTAAACTAAATTAAAAAAGAAAAGGGACGAGTATTATGAGTTTAAAAAATCAAAGTTTCAAACAAGCAGGAGAAGTTGTCCAATCATTTGTAACAATAAACAAAGAAATTATAAAGTTCACACATCAAAACGCCTCCAGTTTAGGATTAACAGTACAACAAATGGGTATCTTAAATACAATTTATGCACTCCCTAATGTTACTCTTAAAGAGATTTCAGAACGTCTTTCAGTTCCTAAAAGTACAGTGAGTGTGAATGTAGATGAATTAGTTAATCTACAGTTCATCGAGCGAAAACAATCAGATGAAGATCGTAGAGAAATAAAATTAAAGGTAACAAACCAAGGACAAGAAGCATCGAAAAAATCCATTGAAAACTCTACTTCCTACAAGGCAATGGAATTAGCACTACAACAACTTCAAGAAGATGATGTCCAAACATTATTGCGTATTCATAAAGATTTATTAATCTCTCTACAGCAATTTCGTTAATTGATGTAAACCATTTTAAACATAAATTCTAATTCTTATTTTTCAAAGAACTGAGCAGTTAGATTTCACTAGCTGTTCTTTTATTTAAAATAGCGTTTTTATTAAGAAATTAGTCATTCCAACTAAAATGGATGTAATGTTCGTAATAAGATCCACCTAAAATGTTTTTCTTTTCTTCTACCTTAAATTCAACTTTCACACCATCCATTAATTCTTGTAACTTTTCCGTGAATGTTTTTGAGTGCAGAATATGCTTGTCTGGATTTTCTTTATGAATTTGATATCTATAACCTGAATATCCATTTGCAGCACTTTCGATTATTACGCATTCCATTTCCTCTGCAAATTCCAATACCTTTTCATCAATGACTTTTTCTTGGAGTTCTTTCAAATTCCCTACTAAGGACATTTCCATTCTCCTTTTTCTCAAATAACGATTTTGTTTTAAATCCTCACATTCCTAAAAAACATACATACAGTATCATGAGGTATTCTTTTTTATTTTTCTTAAGGAGCGCTTTAAAAAGCGCTCTTTAGTTTTTAAATAAAGATTTTGTTTTACTTTTGCTAATTACCCTTCCCTTGTATAAATGCACCTTTTTTACATACCATATTAAAATCCAAATAATTCTCTTTTAGGACGGTACTAATATGAACAAGGCATTAAAATACATTTTAATCTTCTTTTGTGCGGTATTATATATTGTAATTATGGGCTCGATTGTCTATCTAAACTTTGTTTAAGAGCATTTAATTTCTCCAAGTAAGAAATTAATCTAAGATCGAACATAAGTATTTATAATTAGACATAAGGAGCGCTCTACAAGGCGCTCTTTAACTTTAAAATAAGTTTTTGTTTAGTTTCCATTAACCATTTTGATTCATTTGCATACAGTATTATCACAAGGAATTTCACAGGTTGCTCTGGTCCAGTTACCTTGAATTTCTTGCAGACCTTGTGGGAAGAATCCGTTTGTAACGAACGGATTCTTTTATTTATTTTTCATACAAAATCTTTTCGTTTTTCTAAAACCTAATTTACCGATTACGAATAAGAGATTCCTTTTAAATGTTCAGAAGAAATCTCTTATTCTTTTGTACATAAATAGACTCCGATACATATCTCATTTTTTAAAGTTACTTAATTTTTCATTGTAATTTAAAGGGCTTAAATTCATATAAAATAAACTTTAAATTCCTGTATGAAGGAATATTGTATACACAGCATTTTGCGTAATACCTGGCGTTATAAAAAGTGATATTGCATCACCTCTTGCAACTATGTCACCAGGTATTGTACTACTCCAAGCAATTGTAGCAGGCGCTATTACTAAATTAGGGTTAAATACTTTTACGGGCTGTGCACCAATATCAGAAGGGGTAATAGTCAGTATAATAGTCCCACTAATCACTGCTGTAGTTGTAAAAATAATTGTAGATATTACTTGACCAGGCCCTGGCGCAGCAAGATTGATAGGAACATTTTTACATATTTGCATTGTATATACTCCTATTGGTAAATTATTAATACTTATAGAAGCAGAAAGACCTACAGCACTACCAGATCCGCTAGTTACATAAGGAATGACTTGAGAATCTGCACCAGGTGATCCAGATACACGTTGAAATCCTGCATTAGTACCCCCAAAAAGAATAGCTTTTGTGGAAAGTGTGCTAGCAGGTCCTGTTGGGCCTTGGATTCCTTGAGGTCCGGTTGGACCTGGAATACCTTGAATACCCTGTAAGCCTTGAATACCTTGAAGCCCTGTCGGACCAGTCGGACCAAAGGGACCAGTCGGACCTGGATTCCCCTGAATCCCTTGAATACCTTGAATACCAGTCGGACCAGTTAGTCCTGTTGGGCCCATTGGACCTGGAATACCTGGTATTCCTTGAAGTCCTTGAACTCCTTGGATTCCTTGTGAACCAGTTGGACCTGGAATACCTTGAGTACCCTGCACCCCTTGAATCCCTTGAAGTCCAGTTGGGCCAGTCGGACCAGTCGGGCCAGTTAATCCTGTTGGACCTCCAGCTGGACCCGTTGGACCGGTTGGACCTGGTGGGCCTCCGGCTGGACCCGTTGGACCGGTTGCACCAGTTGGACCTGGTGGGCCTCCGGAAGGGCCGGTAACTCCAGTAGCACCTTGAGAGCCTGTCGGGCCAGTAACTCCTGGAATACCAGGAATACCCTGAGGGCCAGTTGGGCCTACATCACCTTGAATGCCTTGGATACCTTGAACTCCCTGAATCCCTTGAATCCCTTGAAGTCCAGTTGGGCCAGTTAGTCCTATTGGGCCCATTGGACCTGGAATGCCAGGAATTCCCTGAATTCCTTCAACTCCTTGAAGTCCAGTAGGACCAATAGGACCAATAGGACCTGAAACCCCTGGAATCCCTTGAAATCCTTGAATTCCTTGAGGTCCAGTAGTTCCCGGATTCCCTTGAACCCCTTGAATCCCTTGTAAACCCTGCGGGCCGGTTGGACCAGTTGGACCGGTCGGGCCTCCAGCTGATCCAGGTGGACCAGTTGAACCAGTCGGGCCAGTCGGGCCAGCTTCAGGAATTGGTAAAGCACATGGAAATGGTATAAATTTACCTTTTTTAAAGCAATCCATTTTTTCAACTCCTCATAATTCTTCAATATTGCGCCCTACAATATATGAAATTGCCTATAAAAGGTTAAAAAACAACCAATCAAAACATACTAATACTTCATAGATTCCCTATATTAAAATCTTAACCATTACCACATTTTTAAATTATATAATTAATATAGTTTCTCAATATTGGCATTCTTTAGTTCATAATAGTTCCATCTTTTCGGTAGTACTCTTGTTTCATGAGCAGTTTCAAATAACGCTTTTGTTTAATTTAATACGTGTTCTTTTCGATGCAGTATTCTATTACAATTAAATTTTATGTTATAATTATCTACAGCATATATATTAATAGGCACAACAAATCTCATACATATAGGAGGACCTTAATGATCCTAACTCAAGAAAAGAACATAAAATTAATTATCCATTTTCTTACCCTATTATCTTTTTTTATTCTTATTTTCTTTAGCGTCACAATTTTTTATATACCATTGATTTTTTATTTCATATGCAAATCACAAGACATTCGAAAAAATATCCTTGAAGCTGTTTTTTACCAACTATTCATTTGGATAATTACAATGATTTGGAATCTATTCATAATAAGAATCTTAATGTTATCTTTGTCTAACTTAGACTTAACTTCAAATAACGCTTTGATTATTTTCGGGATAGCTCCTTTATATCTAATACTGTTTCTTTTGTTAATTTTTGGGCCTATAAAAGGAATTTTATATGTGCTACAGGAAAAAGACTTTCATTATCCTATTATTCCCAAATGGGTTAACAAATAAAAATACGTGTAGAAGAATTCAGGGTTTTACTGAATTCTTTTTTTATGGACCTTTCAAACTCTTGTACATATTCCTCTGTTCCCTCTTTTTAATAAAATTCAAATTTGGTCTTACTTTATATCTACACGTGTTTGACTTGCTTCTCGACTAAAACCATCAGGATATCTTTTAGCTAATTTTGCAATATTCATTTCAGCAATATCTTGTAACGTATATCCCAGTTCGTGCGCCATAATTGATAAATAATACAGAATATCTCCAAGCTCTAAGGCTAATTTATAAGTGTTTCCATCCTCTTCTCCTGGACAATGGGATGGTTGGAAACCATGTCCATGATAAATTGCTTTTTTTACAATATCGGCAACTTCACCAGCTTCGCCTGTAAGTCCTAAAGCTGCATTTGAAACTCGTCCTCCAAAATCAGTTTTGCTATTCCAAGTTCGTAAAGTTGGTTCCTGATAATCATTTAATTCATCAATCGATAAGATACTTGCAATCTGTAAAACTGTAGCTTCATTTATAACTTGTTCCTCATTTTTTGCTTCACTCATTAATTTAGTTGCTTCTAATACACCATTTTCCATAATGTTCATTTTGATTTCCCCTTCCTATTTAGCAAATCCCTAATCCTATCGGACGATTTTCAATTAAATACTTATCAGCTTGATCTATTACAAGAAGCGCAACTTCCGCTTGGTGTCTCCTTAACACTTTTGCCACCTTCGGCAAACTCATACCTTGACTCCACATTTCACGAAACCGTACTACATCTCTTTCATCCCAAATGAAGTTAGCTTCTTCTAAAGCGATGTATATTTTTAAACGTGATTCCTTCATCGCTTTATGATTTCTTGCTACACTCATAAGCGAACCTACTTTCTAAAATCGATTATTTTATCTTTTCAGTAAACTTAGTATCTACACGATCAACTTTACCGTTTACCCAAACCGCCACTTGCTCACCGAATCCACTCATTGGCGGATTTACTGCTGTTACATTTCCGTCCTTCACTATTAAAAGTTTGTTGCTACTAACATCAATTTCTATTTTTTTCATATGTCCATCTCCCTTTTACTACCGCATGTACTCGACAACATCAGGTTTAAATCCACTTCCTAAATAAACCCTTACCGGAATTATTTCTTTTTTATCCCTTGCTGCCTTACACAATTCTTCAGCTGTATCCCAATTAAAAAACTTATCTACAGCTCTTTGAAATCTCCAAATGGCCATTACATATTGTTCAAAGATGTCATAACGATCATCTTGTTTAGTTGTGCGTGGTAATTCATCCGTACACTTTGCATTCGTTGGAACTCGGACGCGTACATCAGCGTATTTAGTGCGTCCAGTTCCTCTCTTCACATTTGCCTTCACTACATCGAACTCACAAATTGCTGGCTCTACATCGAAAATGTTTAGTTGCTTAGGCATGTGCCATCCCACTCTTCTGAATAAGATCCAGTAATTCAATTGCACCTTCCTTGCTTAAAAACATTCGGCCACCTAGCAACTCTATGTTGTTTTCAGAAACTTCACCCGTTACAAAGCATGACTTTTCATGTCTTCTTAAAACGATGTTTTCACCATCCACATGAAAATCTAGTGCCGTTCCTTCGGTAATACCTAAAGTTCTGCGTAACTCTACTGGAATTACTACACGACCTAGCTCGTCCACTTTTCTTGCAACACCTGTGTTTTTCATATCTTACTCCCCTTTAGTATTTTTATATTTATTTAGAATCTCATCCAAACGTTTCTTATTATTTTCAAAATCATCGCTTTGAGTTTGCTGTGGCTGCTGTATTGGCTCTTGTTCTTCTTGTTTGCGTAACCAATCTGGTACAACTTCCGTTCGTTTGGAATAACCTTTACCAGTACGTTTGTTGTTTTTCTTACTCATTTCAAATCGAGTATCTAAAGCAGCAACATCATTTAATGTTTTTACTTTTTCCTTTTCCCAACTACTTAAAATACTGCGGATATATCTCCACTTTGGTACATTTTCATCAATTGCTTTATTAACAGCGTGAATAACTAATTCATTACCGAATCTATCGCAAAACTCACCTAATTCTTGAATTGCAATTTCACTTAAAGGAATTCCCTTTTCAAGTAAAAAGTTGTAACTAATTTTAAACTCTTGATCAATTAATTTCTGAGTTGAAGTAGCATCATCATCATTTATATTTGTAGTAATATTTGTAGTAATCTCTGTATTTGTCTTACGTTCTAATGGAAGAGACTCTTCCGTTTTATCGTAGAAGGGTATTGCTTTAGAATGTAAGACCCTCTTGCTTTCTAAAGTAACAGGGCTATTACTTTTCAGTGTAGGAGGGTTACCATTTCCCCAATACATAATGGATATTTTCTGAACCATTTCAGGTACAGGTTCAACATACATAACGTTATTACACCTAGTTCCGTTAACAAGAATCGTCCTAAACTCAATTTTTATAAGTCCACGTTCTTTCAGAAAGTCACACGCTTCTTTTACTTGTCTTTTTGTAAATCCAAATGAATCGGCTAATTGTTGATAGCTCTTTTGAAGCGTGTCTGCCTTAAACTTTTGCTTATATTGAACTTGACTAGATTCTTCACTTCTTACTTCAGTAGGTTTATACCAATAAACAATTTCTCCTAAGATAGTAATTGCAACAATATTAGGTTTACCATTATCTAATGTAAGTGTTTTAAACCATCCATGATCTATAACATTGCCACGAAAATTTATTTGCCCTATTTGTAATACCTTGGTGTTCATAGTTTTCACTCCTTTTCATAAAACCAATGTGCTATCTCCCTATTTTCCGTGGTATACTTATAACAACTTATTTTTTGAAAAGGACCCACTGCAATGGGTCTTTTTACTTTGCTTCACATCACTCCAAGCCCATTGTTTTATCGGTTCATAAGTTATGTAAAACAAACATGAACCACATGCAATTAATATCGCTAATATAGCTAATGAGGTTGTATCTTCCACTAAATCACCTCCTTTTGTGCTTCAAGCCAAGCTTCTAAATCCTTTTGCAAGAAAAGTAATTTACGTCCTTCCCTGATCACTGGAAAATGTGGGTGATTTGCTAATTCATACATTCTACAAACTGCTATATTGAGGTAAGCAGCTGCTTCTTTCACCCTCATTACCTTGTTTGGTTGTGATTGTTGTTGGAATGAAGCTAAAGCTGCTTGAATTTCTTCGCGAACAACTTCGCGGATTGACTCTTTAATGATTTGATCTAATCCCATTTTGTTTTGCTCCTTTCTAATTCACTTAACCAACCGCAACTTAACTATAAGTTAAGTTGCGGGCAAAAAATTTTAATTGCATCTAACTTCACTTTAAAAAACTCAGCAATTTTCACAATTAAATCATAATAAGGTCGACGCTTCCCGTTTTCTATATACCAATAATAAACTTCAGTAATACCAACGGCTTCAGCTACTTCCTTACATGTATATCCCTGTTCTACACGTAGCTGCTTTAGAGTTTTCATAAACAACTCCTCTCTTCCGTTTTTGTTGTTAATTACATAATAACTTAACCTAAAGTTAAGTTCAAGTGTTTCCCAAAACTTTTTTCAAAAAAATTACCTTTCCACTTAACTGATAGTTAATATATAATGACAGTGTGACACCATAATAGTAATTAAGAAAAAATAATTTCATATAAAATAAACTTGGGGTGTTTTTTATTATGTTTAGTCATGAGAGATTGAAATCATTAATTGAAAAGAAGAGCATCACCCAACAACAGTTAGCTGACGCAATTGGTGTTAGTCATGTTTCTGTTTATAATTATGTCGAGGGAAAAAAAGCACCCGGTACACGTACACTTCAGAAGATAGCAAATTATTTAAAAGTAACAACAGATTATTTGTTAGGTTTATCTGATTCACCAGATTTAACAGCGGGCGAAGACTTACAGTTAACAAAAGAAGCACACGAAATTCTTCAAATCATTAATGACTTACCTGAAGAACAACGAAAAAAAGCATTAGAGCAATTAGAGATGTTTGTGAACTACGAGAAATCTAAAGGAAATATGTAGTATAAAAAGACTATCCAAGAAAGTTAGATAGTCTTTTTTACATGACTTTTTCTTTTTTGGATTCACTCAAACAAATAGAAAATAATTTCTCTTTTGGATTATCTTCTTCTTGCAAAAGTAATAAAGCTTGTTTAATTAGATTAACTTCCCCTTCTTTACTCTTCATCTTCTTCGATCTCCCTCTTTTTATTTTTGGATTTTTTTTACAATAATTTCTTTTTTCTTCTTTCAGTAAAAAAAGAAATTTCTCCTAAAACTACAAATGACATCGTCAATTAAGACGATGTCATTTGTAATATATATACCTTTATTATGTATTTTACCAGCCGCCACCAGGGTCAACCATCATGTGTTGAATTGTAGGTTTTGAATTATTTGTACTAGGCTTTTCTTTTATAGAATCAGTGTTAATGAATAATGTAGCAGCTATTAATAGCGCAGGAATGATTGTAATTATTTTTTTCATTATTTCACCTCTTTCCGAAGACAATTATACCAATTATTCAAATTAAACCCAAGTGTATTTTTGGTAAATTCGAATAAAATATATTCCCTGATTTTTGACACATCAAAAGAGAACGTTTCATTAACTCTTCTTTTTTTGTACCTTCATATGTTAAACCTAAATATGCAGTCTGTATGTCTGTTAATCTTCCATTCTTCTCATTTAATTGATTTAATAGTTTTCTCGCTTCAATCTTCTTACCTTGTTTAATCCTTAAATATGCTAATTCACCTGGATGGACAACATCTAAGCTACTAATTCCTTTATCATGATGAATCTTTAGAAATGATAATGTATGTTGCACCATTTTTCTTTTTCTCTCAATTCCATTAATCTTACTATCCCCTATCACTTCAAGAGTCTTTTCCAAATAATATTTTGCCTTCTCATATTCATTCGCTGAAAAAATATAAGATTCACCTAACTTTAAATATGCATTTACTTTTGGAAAAGAAAAAAAGTTATCCCATTCAAGATCATCTAATAGTTCCATGCTAAAATGCCTTGCTTCACTGACTTCACCACCCTGCAACGAAGTAACGGCAATGGCTTCTTTATATCGTAATTTATAACATTCTCGAATGTACTTATTACTTACTTTATTTATTTTTATTTCAAGAGATTTTAATCGCTCATTTAAAGAAGTAAAATTACCCGATTGATATTGCGCTTGACATAATAAAATTTCAATTAACACTTCCATCTCTGATGTTCTTATTGATTTACTTTCCAGGCTTAATGCCTTATGGTACTGTGTAGCATCAATCTCACCTATATATCGTCTATATATAATTCTATACACATTAGCAAATTCTCTATTTTCTGCTACCTTTGATTGTGATTCACTATTGATAATATTAATTAATAGATTAAACTTTCCCCTTAAAGCTAAATCCTCCATTGCCTCACGTAAGTTTTCTGATTTTGGTTTCGTTATATATATATAATCTGTTAATAAATTCTCTTGAACCTGTATGCCTTTGTTTAATAGGATGACTGTCTTAGAAAGAAAGCCAAAACTCATGTCTGTGTTACCTTTAAAAACTTTTGTAACAGTACTTGGCTTAACTCCCCAATAATTTGCGAGTTTATTTTTTCTTATTCCAGCTGCACATAACTCTTTTTCAATTTGATTTAGAGCTTTCCACATGTTTTGTCCCCCTTATTGGAACAAGACACACTTCCCTATCATGAAAACGCACCTTAATGATGAATTACATCTAAAAGTTGTGTTATACTAGCCGTATATGTTACGCATAGTCGTAACTGAAAGGCTCATGGCAAATGTTTTCCCTACTACAATTAGGGCAAACGGTGTAAAAGTGTTCCCAGCACAATTACACACGCTATGGGTCTTTTTCGTTCCGTCAAATTATATTATTAAGAATATTCTATCACAAATAACCCAAACATCCATTCTCTCATATTCTGAAAATACTTGAGAAAGTTAAAAATATTAATATACTCCTTGTTTTTAAGACTTCCTAAAAAAATATGCAATATTGCATTTATAACAGGAATAGACATTTCACTATTGTTTAGCAGCAAATGAAAACCCTACACTATAACTGAATTCATTTTTATATGGTAAAATATACCCATCGCTGATATGTCCAAACATGTAATTTTCATAGCAGCAAAATTACAACTAGACTTATACAACATGATTCAAAACAAATGAAGGAGTGTTTTAAGTGAAAGGACATATTCGAAAAAGAGGAAATAAGTATTGTATTGTTATTGATATCGGGCCTGATCCAGAGACAGGAAAAAGAAGACAGAAGTGGTTTTCTGGGTATAAGACAAAAAAAGAAGCACAGGCTGATGTGGCAAAGAAAATTACAGAGTTGAATGAAGGAACTTTTATAGAGCCATCTAAAGTTACGCTAAAAGATTACCTAAATCATTGGCTAGAAATTAAAAGTATGAGTATACAAAAGAGTACCTTTGCTGGCTATAGGGCATTTATCAACCAACATGTTATACCTAGTATAGGAATGGTCGCACTCCATAAATTAAATGTTATGCACATTCAAAAATGCTATAAGACTGCGATAGATAAAGGGATTACAAATAATTCTATTCTGCTTATGCATAGAATTTTAAAGAGTGCTTTAAACCTAGCTGTAAAACAAAATATTATTTCTCGAAATCCAGCAGATTTTGCTGAGATACCTAAAAAAGAAAAAACCCCTATCCAGACTTGGACAGAGGAAGAAGTAAAAAAATTTTTAGCTCATTCACAAGAATCACGATATCACATTGGGTATCTACTTGCAATAACTACAGGTATGCGTCTGGGAGAAGTTCTAGGGTTACGATGGCAGGACATTGATTTTGAAAAACATACCGTTACAATAAATCAAACATCTGGTCATGACAATAAAATCAAAAAAACTGCAAAAACAAATTCGTCAAAACGCACAATTCCTGTACCTAATGAAACAATAGTAGCCTTAAAAAAACATAAGACTTTAATTAATAAAGAGAAATTAAGGTTTGGTTCTGCTTATCTAGATCAAGATTTAATAAATTGTGATGAGTTTGGAAGAATCATAAAAAGAGCACATTTCAGAAAAAGTTTCATTAGGGTGACACACAAAGTAGGTATAAAAGAAATTAAATTCCATGATTTAAGACATACACACGCAACTATACTATTGAAACAAGGAGTTAACCCTAAAATCATCAGTGAGAGATTAGGTCATACAGATATTTCAATGACATTAAGTGTCTATTCTCATGTTTTACCGAATATGCAAGAAGAAGCAGTTAAAAACTTCGGTAAAAGTATCTTTGGATAACCTATGTTTGCAAAATGTTTGCATTTTATCAAAAAAGTCAAACAAACGTTGTCATATCAAGGTTTGTTTGACCTATCATCTTATATTCTTGATAAAATCTCCGAATCCCTATTGAAATATTTAATAATGGAGCGTTCTCACCACCGCGGGTTATGCATTGGAATCGATATACATAGGAGAAAAAATCTTGTGTTTTTTCATCTTTTATCGGCTCTGACATCGCCTCACAAATATTTTGTGATCTAAGAGGAGAAAAATAGATTTCTTCTTCATTTGTATTTTCTAAATATATAGGACGCTCACAAAAAATATGTGAGATTAAAGCGGGTACCCACTTAGAATACGTTTCATTATCATGTAGTACTGGCAAATTAGAAATCAAATCGGATTGCCATTCATATTTTGGTAGTTCTACTAATCTATTTGGCTTCCAATCATGAATAATCTCATACCAACTTTGAAAAATATAATCGAGTTGCTCTTGTTTAATAGGTTCTTTTGATACAATCCATGGTATATTTTCATTTAATACGTACGGATTATGCTGAATAAACAATATATCCGAAAACATATCATATAATCTTTCATTCAAACGTTTCAACTTACTCGTTAATAAAAACGTCTTATAATGTATCTCTACGATGTCCAGCCATTCAATAGGAAAGTATATAAATGATACCTTTTCATTTAAAAGGGGCTCTACTATATTTTCAAATGTTAACAACTTTAATTTTTCCATAAAATGATTACTTCCTTTCTTCATTTTTCTTGATCTCAAAAAACTAAAGTATCATCACATAATTTAATTATTTAAAAGAGAAGCAAATACCGCTTATCCGACTTATATATTAATGACATGACTCTGATAAAAGTTAAAAGAAATTTTCATACATATCCCCCTTATAAATCATAAATGTATCACATTCAGATTATACAATATTAGTTACGTATTGTATTTGTGATTTACAATAATTTTACAAAAAATTATAAAAGAGGTATTGACCATACATAATATGTATGGTCAATACCTCTTTTCACTATCCTATTATTTTTTTCGCTTCTGTTTTCACTGGCAACTGTTAAACCTGCAGCTGGAACGAGTAGTAATTCAAGCATTTTCTCAACTCCCCATATACCCTTTATAAGGGTATATATCCCTTATTTTCGGAAGACTCCCATACATGTTCTATATCAAATACCAGTAAATGTCCTACAATTCCATATCGGTATTCCCTTATAGAAACACGAAAAGCACATAACGTAGAATATACAAGAACGAGCCTGTTAGCGTTGTGTACATAGTCATACGTGGAAGCTAACGTGGAACACTCTTCTCTATTTTTTCTGCGACCTTCATCGTAATTACTGACAAGCTAGTTGCCGTCCATACCACTACCGCTTCACCTACGATTGTCATTTGAATCCCTCTTTTCGAATAAGTTGTAACCCCTTAGAAGTCATAACCGGCTGATACTCATTGATGACATCTCCCCAATCAAACACTTCATCCTCATATAAATCATCCATTATATCGTTTGATAAACGGTAATAACCTTTATACTCACGATTATTGAAAACCTCATGTCTTTCCATGTGATCCACAATTGCATTTGTTTCTTTTTTCCACTAGAACCCTTATACTTAATTCTTTTGATGGATACAGGTAAGGTGTTTCATTCAAATGTGAATATTGCCAACGCATACGCGCGCTCTTCCCTCTTGATGACCTTGATTCCACTCGGTATTCCTCGTGGTCTTGATAAAGGTATATAATCTAGAAAGAAGGAGTTTGCCTATACAAGCGAAAAAATAACAGAAAAATCTAGTACTTTTTTATAAAGAGGTAGGAATATTTTGCGAAGTCATTTAGAAGTAATGGATCCAAGAGAATTTCAATACTTTGTAGCCGACTTCTTTTGCTCTCTTGGTTATAAAGTTCAGGTTACTTCTGGTTCTAATGATGGTGGAAAAGATATTATCCTTTACAAAGGGAATGAAATGAAATTCGTTGAGGTAAAGCGCTATACAAAAAGGAATGTTATGCTGCTTCAATTTACTCCAGTGGCCCTTTATATGGAATACGTGGCATATTAATGAAATCATACGTGGCAATATCTTCTACATTTGTCAGATAGGCATGTAAGCTTTCGACTAACATAAGATTAGGTATGCTTTCTTTTTCTTTTATCAAAATAATAGGCTTTTGAAATACATATGCATAACCAATTTCAAAAGCCGTACCACTATCTACACATCCATTCACAAAGTCATGAATTACCACTACTACATCCGCTCTTCTTAAATATTTTAAATCATTATGAAAAACTGCAGTTCTCCACTCCATAGATCCAAAAGTTAAATGTTCATGTTGATAAAACCTGGCTGAAAAAATATCTGCAACAAAAGGATTGTTACTAAGCGCATTTTCTAGTCTTTTTACCCTGTTAAGTTGTTCATCATTAAAAAATGGACTTGCTATAAAAACCCTAACAACCCTAGTATTCTTTTTATCCATACCACCTATACCTCGTTTCACTCTTATAAACTTTTAAATATTACATAGATAGTTTCGTTTATTGAAAAATACGAATATCCACCTCTTCAACAAAACGAAATATTCTGTCTATAAAAAAAGTACAGTTTCTTATTCCCTTCATGCCCAGGGTCGAGTAGTTAGCTTTTGCTAGCTTCTCTTTAATGTATGAAAAAAAGATAAGACTCTTTAAGATGATTCTTCTTGATTTCTCAATATAAAGAGTCTTGGATTTCCGCTAACAATCCTATACTATATGAACAAAGAGTAAGGTACGAGTTACTCTTTTACTTGAATGATTGAATATATCCACTAGCGATGGTGCTATATTCTTTGTCGACATGTACATATATAAAGCTAATATTTTATATGAATATTCGTAGTCAATATTCATATATTACAATAGCATCAGAAGTACCATTAAAACAATTAGAGCAACTACCACAGCTTCCACAACCGCCACAACTAAAACAACCAAAACAACCGAAGCAACCAAAACAACGAAATCCACCACAGCGACCTGCACAACCGCCACAACGACCACAACCGCCACAGCGACCACAACCACCACAGCGGCGAGCAGCATCTTCAATATAGTAATATGGATATTGGTTTTGCTGGTCCCAATACACAACATTTCCAGACTGGTAATCATTAAGGCTTAACGCTTGTAGTTCTTGTTGAAACTGATTCATTTTCATGACCTCCGTTTATTAACTTTAAACCTTTCGACGCTTTCCTATATTTCTGTTCGTTAAATCTAAGTAGAAGTAGCACACGATACTATAAACTAAGTTCAATACGTACACCAACAAAGTATGACTTATCACTAGATGATGCACCTTGTTCATATACCTATTTTTACTATGGGCTCATTTTTATAAAGTGAAACTTTAATCAGTGGGGTTTTGTTCATCCCCTACCTAACTTCTTTGCTTCCGCTGAATTTTGAGGTGGGGGGCTTACTGCCCGGCAAATAGCGGGATAAATAAAAATTAAAAAATATGAATTCTAGCGTCATATCTTCATACTTACTAAGTTCAATTAATTTTTCAATAATTATGATCCATATCCTATATATTTCCGTCTGCTGCTTAGATTTTTCTGTACTGTAAATGGCTTTCGCTATAACACCTCCAAGTGACCAGTTTTTATGACGGTTAAGAAATTCCAACAAAAAAAGCCCTAATTAGGGCTTTTCATTCTATTTCTCCAGCAAAGCTCTCTATGAAATTGTTAATTAAAAAAGACACACTTAGATTGATGCGTCTTTTTGTGATGCCTCTTTTGTGAAATCATATAAAGCAATTGCGCCTAAAAGAACAAGTATACCTTGAGGAACATCTAGCAAAATAGTTTTCCAAATTTCTGGAATTACCCATTTAATATCTGCTGCTGTTTCAAGATATGTTTGGAAATAGCTGATTGTAAAATTAATTATCCCTAAAAATACAAACAACGATAAACCAAATCGAATTAATTTCTTATTTGTAAACATATAACACCTCTCAAAATTCAT